GGCCGCAACGTCAAGGTAGAGGCGGTGCAGGTTATCCCCGGCCCGGCTGGCGACGTCGATGACGTTTGGCTTGTGGTGTCGCGCACGGTCGAGGGCGATGTGGCGTATGAGCTGGCGACTGAGGCGGGCGACGATCTCATCACAGAGGGCGACGACCGGCTTGTGACCGAGGCCGACGTCGAGTTCACCCGCCGCACGGTAGAGTATTTCGCGCAGGCGCTCGAAGAGGGCGAGGACATTCAAGGCGCGGTGTATCTTGACGACTCGCTGGAATATAACGATTTGATTCCGGCAGACCTGTTCCTTGGCTCTGGCTATGACACCGTGGGCAGTACCAACGTCACGGCTACGGTGACGTCCTCGCTGGAGCTTGCAACGGAAGCGGATGAGATTTTGGAAACCGAGGACGGCTTCGACATCGTGATTAACGATCCGGTGTTCGTAGCGAGCGACGTCGGGCGCGAAATCGTTTATCGGTATTACGACGAGGCATTCGGCCAATGGCGCAGCTCGCGTGCGCTCATTACCAGTTACCTCAACGAAGAGCAGATTTTTGTCACAATTATTGCGGCATTTTCTGACAACGATGTGCTGTTTAATACTTGGCGCATGACCGCGACCTTGCTGCGCGGGCTGCACCACCTCGAAGGCGAAACAGTATCTGCGCTCGCAGACGGTGCTGAGGTGACGGGCCTCTTAGTCACAGACGGCAAGGTGACGCTGCCTGTGGCGGCTTCTCGGGCTATTGTGGGCTTGCCTTATACCTCGACCCTAGCCACGCAGAGAATCGAGGCAGGAGCCTCCATAGGCACGGCACAGGCCAAGACCAAGCGCATCCACAAGCTCGCCTTGCGGCTGTACAACAGCCTCGGCGGCAAGATCGGGCCGAGCGCAACGAATCTGGACTACATCATTTACCGCACCGGATCGGATTTGATGGACGAGGTGCCGCCGCCTGTGACGGGTGACACCGATGTTCTTCCGTTCCCCGGTGGCTACGAGACGGACGGAAGAATCTGGGTGGTAGCGGATCAGCCGCTGCCGCTGAACGTGGTGGCGCTGTATCCCGAGCTGGAGACGGCAGGTTGATTGAGGTCGTAAAGTTCCGCCCGGCGCACCTCGATGAACTGAGGCTGCAGCCCTCGCAGGAATACCTCTCAGCCTTCGTCGGTCGACCGGGATATGGGCAGGAGCTGGTGGAGGCAGGGCCGTGCTATACGGTGCGCAGGGATGGAAAGATCATCTGCTGCGCTGGTGTGGTGAACCTGTGGACAGGCAGAGCGTCGGCGTGGGCGCTTTTGTCGTGGGACGCAGGTAAGAGCATGAGGCCGCTGCACCGCGAGGTGTTGAAGTTCCTCGATCGCTGCGAGATTCGGCGCGTCGAGGCGTATGTATATCCGGCCTTTGAGCCCGGTCACAGATGGGCGAGAATGCTGGGGTTTGAGTTTGAAGGATTGATGCGGGCATTCGGCCAAGACGGAAACGATATGGCGATGTACGCGAGGATTCGGTAATGGCAGATCCAGTCACAATTGCGGCACTAGCGGCGGCAGCATCTGCGACATCGTCTCTGATGTCGACCGGGCAGCAGCGTCAGGTCGGAGCCGCGCAAGCGCGGCAACTTGAGGTTGAGGCCGGCGTGGCTCGGCGTCAGGCTGGACTTGAGGCAGAGGCGCTCGGTCGTGAGACTCGTCGCCAATTCGGCGAACTGCGAGCGGCTGGCGCACAATCTGGGCTTTTGGAGTCCGTATCCTTCGGCGATGTCTACAAGCAAGCCGCGACCGCGGCGGAGCTCGATGCGTTGTCTCTGGCATATCAAGGCGAGACGCAAGCGCAGAGCTTGCTGACCGAGGCGCGCATCACTCGCGCTGCGCGGCCATCATGGGTGCAAGGCATTTTGCAGGCTGGATCTGCGGCACTCGGCGGTTACACCGGCGCGGGCGGCACGCTCCCTGCGCCAAGAGCGCGAACGACGACGCCGGCTGCGGCTACGCCAAAGCGCGCCCCATCGACAATGACCACGGTTTCCCCGCGGCGTATTGGCCCGAGGTGATATATGGCAAGGCTTGAGTTCTACAGACAGCAAGTCGTCCCGCGGATCGCTACACCTAGCACGCGCGGGCTTGCGGCTGTTGGCGCTCAGGCTGCGGAGACGGCAGAGGCGGTTGCTCGGGGTGCGGTCGCTGTCGGCCAGTTGGTCGGCGAGCGCAATCGCGAAATCGAAAAGCGGCGCGAGGATGAGGCTGCAATCGACGCATCATCACGCGCTATCCGCATCAAGTCGCGCTGGCTAGACAAGTCCAGCGAGCTTGAGCAGCAAGCCATCGAGAAAGACGAGCTCGACGATTACACCAATCGCGCTGCCGAGGCTTACCGCGAAATCGCGGATGAGGAGGTCAACCAGGCTCAGTCCGATCGCGCCCGTGCGTGGCTGCGAGGACAAGCCGAGCAGTTTGGCCTCAACGTGCAAGAGAGTTCGCTGCGTTGGCAAGCGAATGCCAAGGTTGACCGCGACATCAACAAGGCCGAGCAATCATACGAATCTGGTCGCCTTTTGGTTGCAGCAAAGCCGGAAGATTACGAGTCCGTCAAAAACGATGTCGGTTTGCAGTTCGCAATCTTGCCGCCGGACAAGCGCGAGCGAGCGTGGGCAAAGGCGAGAAGCAATCTCGCTCTGGACGCCGCGCTTTCATCGATGCGCGCCAATCCGGCTGCTATGCAAAAGGCGCTGGAAGCGGAACCCGGCAAGTCGCCTCTCGCGTTTATCAACGACCTCGATCAGGACGATCGCACTCGACTGACGGTACAGACGGAGGCTGAGATCGAGCAGATCCGCCGCGAGCAGGAGCGTCGGCGCGCAGAGATGCGCGATGTGCTGCGCGATGATGTCGCGAACCAGACCGCGCTGATGAGCGTAGGCGTCATGCCAGAGAGCCCGATCCCGCGATCGCGATTCGTTGCCGCTGGCATGGGCGATGACTACGACAGTTATTCGGAAGCGTTCAAGCTCGCTCCGATGATGAACTCGCTTGCCAATATGAACCGGCAAGACGCAGTCACCATGATTGAGGGTCTCAAGCCAAAGACCGAAAAGGGCGCTGCCGATGCGGTCAAGCGTTACGAATTCGCGCTGAAAAACTACACGAACATCGTCAAACAGCAAGAGGAAGATCCCGGTGCATTCCTAATCCAGAACTCTCCATCCCTGCGCGCAGCCTATACCGCAATCGGCGAAGCCCAGACGCCGGAAGCATCAACTGCTGCTGCTCAAAATTACGCTCGGCTGGCTGTGACCGAGGCGAAAAGTATTGGCATCCAGAACCCGGCCATCCTGCCTAAGAACGTCGCTGACGATCTTGTGGCCCGCGTCTACGGCAGACCGGGTGACGACAAGGCAATCGTCGGCTCTTCGGTGATCCTTGCCGAGCGCCAGAAGTGGGGCAAGTATTGGCCGAACGTGTTCGCTCAAGTCGCTAAGGATCTGCCGGGATCGGCTGCGGTGATTGGCGCTGGCATGCGCGAGAAGCCGGCCGACCGATTAATTGAGCTGTCCGCGCTCTCTGAGAAAGAGCTCGGTGCGTTGCTGCCTTCCGACAAGGCTCCGAAAGATGTTCGCGACAAGGTCAACGATGTGATGAGCGACATATTCGCATCGTTCCAAGGCCAGCAAGGTGATGCAGCGATGATCGCCATGCTTGAGGATTCGGCCTATCGGCTGGCGGTCGATTACGCACGCGCCGGCAAGAGCATTAACGATGCGGCCGATCTAGCGTATTCCGAGGTTGTCGGAGAGCGGTATGTGCTTTCCGAAATCGAGGACAGCATGGTGCGAGTGCCGCGCCAGAATGCGATGCCGAATCGCGTATTGCGCAGCGGGCTGACCATTGCGAAAAACAAGGCCGTGAAGGATCTCGGTTACAGCAGAATCCGCGATGCGTACTGGCAGACGCTGCCGAGCGACGATCGGGTGGCGCTGATGTACGACCGCGAGCCCGTACTCGACAAGAGCGGGAACCCGGTGATCTATACATGGGAAGAATTGCGAAACCTTAGTGCGACAAAGGAAGAGACGATGCGCCCACAAATGCGAGAGCTCTCGCGTGCCACGCTCGGTCAATAGGTGATATCGCATGAGCTTTGACGGACTGTTGTCGATTCGCCGGCCCTACGAGCGCCAAGTCGAAGTGCGCGAGCCGACGCTGGGCGAAGAGCTCATCGAGGTGGGGCGCGAAGCATTCGAGTTCAGTCCGACGCAATCTATCGTCCGCGGGCTGGAACTGCAAGAAGCCCGTCGCAGCAAGAACATCTTGTCAGCAGAAAGCGCCCGCGCCCAGCTTGGCAATGCGGGACTGCGCGAGCAGTTGACCGTGCCAGATCAAGGCATCAGTCAAGAGGCGCTCGACATCCTCATTCGTCGCAAGCAGATTGAGAATCGGCGCGCTGATCTCTATTCCAGAAGTCCCGGCGGTTTCGGTCGCGGCGCAGCTAAACTTGGGGCCAGCCTCGGGTATTCGCTCTTTGATCCGCTAAACATTGCCACGGCATTTGTGCCTGTGGTCAGTCAGGCTCGGTATGCGGCCATGCTCAGAGCGCAAGCCGGACTGGTTGGCCGCACCGGAGTGCGTGCCGGCGTCGGTTTTGTCGAGGGCGCTGCCGGTGCCGCGTTGGTTGAGCCACTCATTCTCGGCGTAGCTCAGGCAGAGCAGGCCGACTATGACGGCGCTGACTCCCTGCTCAATATCGCATTCGGAGGCATTCTGGGCGGCGGTCTGCATGCCGTGGGCGGCGCTGGGTACGAGGCCGTGCGCCGCCTCAGAGGGCTTGAGGCGCTGCCTCCGCGCACCGATGTTGAAGCTGCCGTGCAGCAGGCTCTCGCTGAGTCGCGCACCGAGCTGCCGAGCGCGCCGAATGTGCCGCCGCCGGTTAAGGTGGAGACATCCAAGCGGTTTGAACCGTCGACCGTGCAGCCCGCAGACGCCTACACCGAAGCTGCGCAACGGATTCTGAAAGAGCTCAACAGCATTCTCGACCTCGATCCGAACAACACCAAGCAGGTGTCTCTGGCTACGGGAGAGAAGGCAGTATCGATCACCGAGTTCGTGCGCCGCGCTGGCGGCATTGTCGATCAAGGTGGCGAGCTCTCAGCCAGAGACGTTACCAACAAGACTGCGCCCGGTTTGGTTCGCAAGGACACGCCGGAGAATCGGCAGATCGCAGGCATGGACTCCGTGCGCGAGCGCCTTTTCGACGCCGGATATTTCCCAGAAAAGACCGACTACAACCAGATCAGCGACTCCGAGATATTCGACGCGCTGGCCGAGGACATTGCCGGCAATCGAGTATGGCAAGGCACGGTACGAGACAAGCTCTCCAAGTTTATCGGTGGCCGCGATTACATCTCGCTCATGGAAGCCGAAGGCTTCAGCCGCAATATGTCTGTGGCGCAGATCGCCGATCGGCTGCGAGCGATGGACGATGAGGCCCGCGCCGAGTTCGACGTTGCCCGCGAGATTGACCCCGAGACGCTGCGCGAATACGAAGCCTTCGCAGAGCGCCTTAACGCACAGAATGCCGCGGTCAATATCGTCGACTCGCTGAATCCAGAAACCCGCCGCGCTGCGCTGCAGACTGGCGTGGCTCAAGCGATGGATGCCCGCGATATCAGCGTCGAAGCCATTGTCGGCCTTGATCCGTCGATTGCCCGCGGTGGCGAGGACTTCCCGCTGCAGTCTGCGCGCAATGCTGCCATTGAGAACTCACGCCCCGATCAGGCCGCGCTGGTGGACTTCGAGGCTGCTGCCGAGACGCCAGATCCGCGACGAGTGCCGATGCTAGACGCGGCCGATTCCGCGCTCGCCGATGCCCGTGCTGCGGCTGATGAAGCCGTCAATGCGGTCAATGCAGAAGGCGAGTTCCGTCGCAGCCTGATGGTGCAGGAAGAGCCGCAGCAGTTCGGCGATGTGCCGGTGACAATCGACAATATCGCCAACGTCGAAGCAGCCTTTGAGCGTGCCCGCGGCAAGACGTTCCCGAATAACCGAACATTCAAGAAGGAAATCCAAGACGCGGTTAATGCCGCGGCTACGGACGCCGCGGTCGATCTCACGGAGATGACGCCTGCCGTTGAGCGATACCTAATCCGTATGGCTGTGCGCGAGGCTCGGGTCGCCCTGCGCGATAACGCCAATGCGGTCGGCTGGTACAACGAGAAGGTCACCAAGGCGCTGCGCATCATTTCGCTGATTCACCCCGAGATTATGAAGAGCCGAGAGGATCGGTTCGCATTCACTTGGGCGCTTGCCGTTACATCGAACGGGCTGAAGGTCGACAAGAACTTCGATCTTGCGATGAGGGCATACGAGGCTTGGAAAAAGACCGGCCGCATGCCAAGCGACATTGGCATCGGTACCGCCTCTAGCGCCATCAATAACTCGCTAGAGCTCTACAACGTGATGCTCAAGCAGCACGGATTCGATGCGCTTGAGAATTTCATGCGATCGAAGGACACGGTCAAGAAAATCGAGGCGTTCTCGGGCCTTGAGGTTGGCGGAGAGAACCTTTCGACGCAGGTCTACGGCTCGGCCATTCTCGGCCCGAAGATCGGCAACGGATTTTTCTCAAACTTGTACGGCAACTTCGAGCAGCTCACGATCGACCGCTGGCTCATGCGTACTTGGGGGCGCTGGACTGGGACGCTGATTGAGGAAAACCCGACGCAGGTCGCGGCCAAGAGAAAGTCACTTGTCTCGCTTATCCGATTGCTAGGCAAAGATGAGCGCAAACAACTTGAAGGCATCATTGGCAGGAAGATCGCTCTGGCTCGGCCGGACGAGATTGCGTTCGCCATTGCCAAGGCCAGTACCAAAAAGGCAAACAGAACGGCTGTTAATAAAATTGGGGCAGGATTTTCTGAAGAAGCATTGAGCTCGATTGTTGGCTCGTTGAAGAAAAACAAAGTCCGAATCGGCCTAGGTGATGAGATTCGCAAAACTGGCAATGCGCTCGCAAAGTATATTGACGGGCAGAAAGAAGCTCCGTCTGGCCCACCTGAGCGCGCCAGTCTTCGCAAGGTGTTCGGCGCTGCCCTTGAGCAGCTCCAAAAAGACAACCCAGAGTTAACAATGGCTGACATGCAAGCCTTGCTCTGGTATCCTGAGAAGAGGTTATACGATGCAGCGGGTGCAGCAGATGAAGCAGTCGAAGCCGGATATGCAGACGATGCAGCCCCAGACTACGCCAACGCAGCGGCAAAGCTTGCCGAAGGACGAGGAGTCTCCAGAGACAGAATCGACGGAGTCACTCGAGCAGTTGACGAAGAGCTACAGGCCGAGCAACGCGCAGGACGAGCAGGACGAGCTGGTCAGCGAATTTCTAACTCTGCAGCGTTCACAGTAAATGAACAGCTCCAACTGTATCTCGATTTCGGGCCAGTTCCGACTCAAAGCGGCCCGCGAGCTGTCGCAGCCCAACGCGCCGCAGTCAAAGCGGTGGATGATCTACGATCCTCCTCCGACCTACTTGCACTCTCCTTGTCGCGTGATTTCGCTGCAAGACAGAGAGTCTCGCTTGTCGGGCAAAAAGTAAGCTCGACCGAGGACTTCGCCACGCTTGCTCAGGTCTACCGCGATCCGCGGTTTGAGACGCTGCGCTATGTCTTTGTGGACGATCAAGGGAATATCGTCGGGCAGGCTGGCGCGACGTCACGCCTTCCTGCGGCTGCGGCCGGCTGGATTGGGCCAGAAGCCACGGACTTCTTTAACGAGCTCATCGATCGCGCATACGGAATCGGCGCTCGCGGTGTTTATCTTTTACACAATCACCCGAGCGAGATCGCCAAGCCAAGTTCGTCTGACATTGAGTTCACTACAAGCGTTGCCAAGTTTTTCAAAAGGCGCGGCATGGAATTCCGCGACCATGTGATTATCGATACCAACGAGTACACCGTAATTAAGGCAGACGGGGCATCCGAAACAATCAAGAAGGACTTCGGCCAGCCAAGTCAGTTGCGCCTCAAGAAGATGGCGAGCATGCCAATCCAAAACGGAGAGGTGCTTGCCAGTCTTGCTAGAGAGTTGAAGTTTGATAGCAAATCGACTGTGCTGATTGCTACGAATAACCGCTATATCGTCCAGAACATCGTCGAAGTTCCGCAAGACAAAATCATGTCTTACGGCAGCACCCCGCAAGAACAAGCTCGCGCGATGTTCGCTCTGCGCAGGAGTGCGCTGGCGAGCGATTCGTCATTCATCTTTGCCGTGACCCGTGACTATGCGTCTGCACAGGCGATGCGCAACGTGGCGCTCGATACTATCTTCATCGATGAGAGTGGGCGCGCAAGCTCCGTCGGGGCTGCGCAAGCTCGTGGTGGCCGCATCATTCCGAGCGACCGCAGGGCTCGATTGTCGCCAGAAACTAGCGAAACATTCCTGCCATTGCGCGACCTTGATGCTGCCGAGGCCATGCGCCAAAAAGGCGTGTTCGAGGAAGGCGCTGTCTACAATGCCGGCGATACCAAGGATCAGATGCGCCCGTTCGATGAGGCGATCACCCGCGCAGAGATGTATGCGCAGGCTATCCGCGCCGCCGCCGATCGCGTCGGCAATGACGATGCCGCAAGAAGCGCGATGCAGATGGCATCGAAGGGCCAGCTCACGGCAATGGAGATCGACACGTTGCTGGCGCGGCTGAAGGATGAGAACACCCGCGTTCGCTCAACGCTCCGAAAAGCGCAGGAGCAATTCACGGCAGCAGACAAGATTGACTCACTCGAAGGCGATGCAACCCGCGCGGCCAACTCGCTCGCCAACAACATCAAGCTCGACGCCCCAATCGCTGCCCGTAACGCCGCGCTCAGTCTCGCGGCGCGCACCAAGGCTGTCGGTCGCATCCTTACTCAGTTCGCAGACAACCCGTCAGAGGGTTTGCTGTCTCTGCTCGGCGGTTCGTCATTCGCCCGGTTCGGCTCCAAGGACTCGGCGTTCCATTGGCAGCGCACCTACTTCACCCGCTGGACGAAGGGCATGCTCGCCGAGATGGAGAAGGAAGGGCTCGTCGAGGGATTCGCGAGCGATGCCTACTCACGCGATGTTGCCCGCGCCCTGTACCAGATGGGTCGCGATGAGCCTCGCCTTGAAGGGCTCGACCCGACCGCGGTCAAGATCGCCAAGATCGTCTACAAGTACCGCGAGGACTCGCGCAACACCCGCAACCGATTCGGTGCGTGGATTCGTGACCTAACGGGATACATCACCCGCCAGCAGCATGACTTCATGAAGATCCGTGCGGTGAGCGACAAGGACTGGAAAGACTTTGTGCGCCAGCGCATCGATGTCGAGCGATCGCTCAAGCCGGGGCAGAACCTTGAGGAGTTCCTCGATGTCGTCTATGCCGACCTCGCCGCTGGGCGTCACCTGTCTGCGATCGATGACGAGGCCGCGGCCTACACGGCACCGGGCTCGCTCGCTCGCCGAGCCTCGCAGTCTCGCGTCATCTACTTCAAGGATGCAGATGCCGAGTTCGATTACCTGACCGAGTTCGGCGTCGGCAAGCTCAACGAGGCAATCCTCGGCGATCTCAGTCGCGCAGCCCAGCAAGCCGGCTTGATGCGCGTGCTCGGCCCCAACCCCGGCTACACGCTCAAGGCGGTCATGGCCGAGGTCGAGGCTGGCCTTGTGCGCACGCCAGAACTGCGTGGCGAGTTTGCCGATGCCCGCGACACGGCAGAAGGCCTGCTCTCAATGCTCGACGGCACGGCCAATGTCCCCGGCAAGTCGATGGCCGCTCGCGTCGGCTCCAACGTGCGCGTCGTGCAGGCGATGGCAAAGCTCGGCGGTGCGGTCATCTCGGCCGTCACCGACCTGCCCGTATACGCGAGCCAGATCAAGTATCAGGGCCGCGGCGGTCTGTTCTCTGGTATTGCCGAAGGTATCGGTGGCCTCCTGCAGGGCCGCGCCAAGGGCGAGCGCAAGCGCATCCTCGGAATGATCGACACGGTGGCCGACAATCTCGTTGGCAGCGTGGCGACCCGGTTTGATTCGGACGACCTCATGTCTGCCGGATCGGCTGACCTGATGCGGATCTTCTTCCGGCTCAATGGTCTGCAATGGTGGACGGACACCCTGCGCGAGAGCATGGAGCTCGGCACCGCGAACTGGCTCGGCTCTCTCCGCGATACCTCGTTCGACGGTCTTGACGCCAATGCCAAGCGCCTCTTCGACCAGTACGGCATCACAGCCCCAGAGTGGGACGTCATTCGTCAGGGCGTTATCGATGCCGCCGACAAGCGCACCTATGTCGTCCCCGAGCAAATCAACCAACTCGACATCGAGGTGTTTCGCAACTATCTGGGCAAGATCGGTCGAGAGCCAACGGATGCTGCAGCCGCCACGGCTCGTCGTGATCTGGCCGATCGCTTGCGCAACTTCATCATCGATCAAGCCATGACCGCCGTGATCGAACCAGACATTCGGTCGCGTTACTTCTGGGTGCGCGGCCTGCGACCGGGAACTTTCTGGGGCGAGGCAGCTCGGTTCATTGCTCAGTTCAAGGGGTTCCCGACCGCGCTCACCCGGCAGGTGTTTGGTCGCGAGATCTACGGTCGCGGCTACGGCTCGCTGTCGGAATACCTCAAGTATGGCAAGGGCGACATGCTTGGCCTCGCTCAGATGATTCTGATGATGACGGCGTTCGGCTATATCGCCATGTCGGCGAAGGATCTGCTCAAGGGCAAGACCCCGCGAGATCCCGAGAACCCGCAGACTTGGCTCGCCGCCATGCTGCAGGGTGGCGCGCTCGGCATCTATGGTGACTTCCTGCTCGGCCAGTCAAACCGTTACGGGCGCAACATCATCGACACCTTAGCTGGCCCGACATTCGGCGTCATCGGTGACCTTGATGAGCTGCGCCAGCGGGCCATGCGCGGCGACGATGTGGCCGCATCGGCCTTCCGCATCCTGATCGCAAACACCCCATTTATGAATCTGTTCTACAGCCGTATAGTCCTCGACTACCTTGTGCTGTACCAGATCCAAGAGGCATTGAACCCCGGTTACTTGAGACGCATGGAGCGTCAGGTGGAGCGGGAGCAAGGGCAAGAGTTCTTGCTCGCGCCTTCAGAAGCTGTGCAATGAGGATTGAACCATGACCGTTTCATCGACACAAACCCGAGTCAGCTATTCCGGCAACGGAACTACCACCGCATTTGCGGTGCCGTTCTACTTCCTCGCAAACAGCGACTTGCTGGTAGTGCTGCGTTCCTCGGCTGGCGTCGAGACGACCCAAGTCCTTAACACCAACTACACGGTGACCGGAGCTGGAGTCTTGACCGGCGGCACGGTAACGATGACCTCGGCCCCGGCCTCTGGCGTCACGGTTGTCATCAGCCGCAACGCTCCACTTACCCAGACGACCGATCTCCTGCCGAACGACAGACTGCCGGCAGAGTCGATCGAGACTGCGCTCGACAAAGCAACCATGCTGGCGCAGCAGCTCGATGAGGTACTCGACCGCTCTATTAAGTTCCCGCTAACCGATGCGACATCGATCTCCTCGGCGTTGCCTGTCTCCTCGGAGCGAGCCAACAAGTATCTTAAATTTACCTCTGGCGGCGCGGTTACGGTCGACGCCATCACTCAGAACTTCCGCAACGTGAAAGACTTTGGCGCAATTGGTGACGGCACGACAGACGATACCGCCGCCATCAATGCAACGATCGCTGCGGCGAATACCAATGGCACCGTGTTCTTTCCGAAAGGCACCTACCTCGTCAGCGGCACTTTGCAGATGCTGTCTGGTCAATGCTTTATGGGTGAAGGTGGCTCGATGCAAGGAACATCGACCATCAACAAAGGCGCGAATGGCGACCTTATCAACATGGTCGGGCGGTGCCGCCTTGAAAACCTCAACCTTGATTCGGTAGGCGCAACCTACACCGGACGCGGTATCTTCGTCAGCACGGGACTCTCGCAGGTCATCAACAACGTCCGCTCCGCCAACAACGTGACTTATGCGTTGGAATACGAAGCGACTTCTGGCGGCGGCACGTTTGTTACCAACTTTGTAGCCGACATGATTGCAGCGTCTGCTGATACGGCTGCAATTAAAGTAGGTGAAAACTATCCGACAAACGTCCTTAGATTCTTCCAGAATATCTGGTTGTCCAACGGCAAGTTTGATTTGACCAATACCGTCGCGTTTACGTTGGACGGCTTTTTCTGTCGCGGTTTCATTACCGGCCCGACGTTTGATAAGTGCGTGGTCAATAAGATTGCGAACGGTCGAGTCTCGACGCCGGGTACGCCATTGGTGCTGTCGATGGCGGACAGTTCGATAGTTAACGTGCCGATCAGCGGCACCACGCATCTGACAAGCTGCCAAGGGTTGATGCTGGCAAACTGCCAGTTTGATACGTTGACCATCGACAACAGCAGCATTAGTCCTGCCGCGGGCGGCGTAGCAGCGTGCTTCATTACGGATCGCCAGCGCGTTTATACCCCAACGTGGTCGCAGGCGTCTGGCACCGGCCCCGTGTTGGGGGACGGTACTATTGAGTCTCTCGTCACATATAACGGTTTTAAGGTCGAATACTATATGCGCCTTGTGATGGGCGGCACGACGACTTATGGCGACAGTACGGGCGCGTGGACATTCTCGCTGCCCCGCATTGCCAGCGCGACCGGAACGCCCTCTGCATACAATCAACGCTTTGGCGCAGCTTACATGAAACTTAACAGCGGCAACTTTATTTACCTCGGCGAAGTGGCTATTGGCGCTGGCGAATTGGTGTTAAGTATCGGCTACCAAAATCAGTCAGTTCGCGGAACTTGGCCGTATACATGGGCCTCGGGCGACATACTTGAGTTCTCCATTTCGTACCTTGCTCCATAGGAAATTATTATGCCTAATACAACACCCATAGGTTTTGCTTACGCAGACATGGAATTAAACGGCACGAATTTGGTTAATGTGCCGACGACAGGTGCTGACAAAGGTATCGGCATTGGCGCTGGCGTTGCAGCAGAAACATCGCTTCAGATCAGCGGAACTTATCCAAGTAGTGGGGCTAATACTCTTCTTGTACAAGCGAATGGAACTTCGCCAGCTTCAACAACAGGAGTATTGCGTGTCTTTTCGAGTTCTCCTAATACTGTTGCAGGGTCTTATACGCTTAGTAGCGTTCAACATTTTCGTGTTGAGCAAGGCACTTTCGGCGCAGGGTCAACTGTAACAGATCAGTACGGATTTCTTGTCCAATCCGGCATGACCGGCGCGACCAATAACTATGCGTTCTTCGCTGATCTTGCGGCGGCGTCGGGCCGATTTAATTTTTACGCAGGCGGCACCGCTCGTAACCACTTTGCGGGCGGCGTCGAAGTGGTTGCGGGTACGACCACGATGGCAAGCGGCTTTACGCATATCCCTGCTGCCGCAGGCGCCCCGACTGGCGCCCCGACCAATCCGACCGGCAACGTACCCATGTATTACGACAGCACGAACCACAAGATTTACGTTTATAGCGGCGGCACTTGGCGATCCACGGCTGCATTAACTTAATAGGTATATCTATGATTACTTGGAAAGTTACGAAACTTGAAGTGAAGCCTGCCGAAGGCCAGTACACCGATGTGGTGGTAGTGGTGAGCTGGATATGTTCAGCCTCACAGGACGGTAAAACCGCGCAAACTAATGGCGAAACACGATTGCCGCCCGTGCAGAGTGATTTCGTGCCTTTTGACAATCTGACACAAGACGAAGTGCTGTCTTGGTGTTATGCCAACGGCCTTGATAAAGAAGCCGCTGAATTGCGGGCAACGCAAAAGCTGCAGGACTTGCTAGCCCCGCCTACCGTCTCAAAGCCGGTGCCGTGGGCAAGCGTTGCGTAATTACGGCTTGTGCGACTTTTTATACGATGTTCTCCTTGCGTAGCTGTGCGATGGTTCTAATGACGCCTTCGAGGTGTGCTAGTCGGACATGATCTCGATCTAGGTCGGTGTGGCTGCGCCGATCGACGGCATCGTGACAGGCGCTGCAGCTCCAAGCGCCGAGTAGATCGTCGGCCTTCATGCCCATGCCGGAGACGCCGGCCATGCGAACGTGGGCAAGCACCACGGTTTCGCTGTTGTGGGTGCAGATCTCCGGCAAGCGAATCATGCAGCCGCGGCCACGGGCTTCCTTGCGTAGATTCATGCGTAGTGCGCCGGGGTGAGCTCAAGCCTGTGAGTCGCAAACTCGGCGGCTGAGGTTTGTTCTCGGGTTCTAAAGAATCCGGCATGCTCTGGATGCAGGCGCATAAACCTCCGCGAATAGAAAGCGCGATAGTTGTTGTTCAGTTTGAACGACGTTAGTCCGTCGCCGCCGACGCTATCCTTTTCCCAGCGTATGCGCTCGAAGATCGCGTTTACGGAATAGTTCTTATACCCGCGATCAATCATCTGAAATGTGAACTGAACAAAGAGCTGCCAGACTTCGGGATGTCGCCGATGAAACTCAGTAACTTGCTGGCGCATTTCTTCCTGTCTATTCATATCGCGGCTCCGGTATGTGAATCCCCATCTCGGCGCAGCGCACCTCGATGAGTGTGATGTAGTCGCGGAATTCCGTCTTGGTCATCTTGCTGGATCGTTTGATCGGCTTGTGCCGTTTCCTGCCAAATCCTTCTATGACCTCAGAACCCCACATTTCGATGAGGAAGTATTCGTGCAGGTCTTCCTTGCTCCAGCCTCGCAGCGCCTCGCCGCCGCCTTCAAGGATCGACGGGTACACGACACCCCACAGAAAGGAATTCTGCTGCTCGCTGCGTCTCGGCTTGAATGCCTCGATCGTTACCTGCCAGCTCTGGCGTGCGTCGAGCCCGCGCACCAGAACGGCGACCGCGGTGGCGATCTGTTCTGGCGGCGTGCCTTTTGGGAATACCCGGCGCATCAGAATGGGATGGCTTTGTCGTCGTCGAAGTCGATCTTGTCCCAGTTGGCCTCGGTCAGCTCCGTGCCTTTCGGGACATCCTTCGGCACCTGCCGATCTGGGTAGCCATCCTTCGGCTTGACGGACAGGCTGAAGAACTTCGAGCCCGGTTCCTTTGCGTTCGGGCCGGCGGTCTTGACCCACGCGCTTAACCAGTATTCGACTCCGTTGATGTTAAGCGAGCCCGTGTATTCCGGATGCTTGTCACTCTTGCGCTCTCTGGCTTTGCCAAGCGTGCCGGTGTTGGTGCGGTCGTACTCTTTCACAGTCTTACCTCTTTCAGTTTCTCGGTTCGTTCAAGCAATTCGCGGGTGAAGTTCTCGACCGCCGTGGTCAGATCAAGGATCGTCGGCTGGTCGCGCGGGACGCGGATAATGAGCAGCTTGAGCTGCTCTGGCAGCTTTGGCTGGTACACAACGTAATCGCACCAGTCGCGCCCGGTGACAGCCATCTGCCATTGAATCTGCAGTCGATGCTCTTTCGGCACCTGCCGGCTGTCGATCAGGTCAAGCATGGTGGCCGGCTGCACACACTTGATCTCGATCAGG